CCTTTTTAAATAAACAGTTATAGAGAGCAGCGTAGCTAGCGTAGTTTTGTAGTTTTATAGAATTAGAAGATGTGATTTAGTGTGAAATGGCTGCCGCTTCTACCTACAGACTTCCAAAACCTGATGGCACTTTTATGGAAGGTGTCACCGTAAAAGACGGGTTTGTGTATGGACCTAGCGGTAAGAAGCTGGGGAAAGTGAGTATGTTCCCAGATCTGCAGGACGGCAACGGTGCTCGTGTGGCAGATACGTCAGATTCGAGTTCAAGCCCCACCGTGCTCACTGCACCAGCTACTAACAGTGAGGGTGTCACCAGAGAAGAGGGAATTGAGACCACGAAAACAGAACTTGAGACGGAATTGAGGGGCGAGGAGCGTACTAATTCCAACGGTATTAAGCAGAAGGGGATGACACTCGGCGGAATTAAGCAATTCAACGAGCAATATGGCTTGAATGTGGCGGATGGTTCTGCTTTGTTTAACCTGAATGGCTCTAATAGCCAGACAGGAGACAACAATAATGACTATTCAGTGGGCGATGCCGCTGTTATGGGCGTGCCTCTGTCGCAATCAGGGCCGATTAAGCAAGGTGGCTTTGTTGAAACCGTGATTTCACCCGACGGTGTGGGCGATTCAGTGCCTCATACCCTTGGTCAGACAGATAATCCGCAGAATGGCGCGTCATCTACTCCCGATAACGAGGATCAGTCGCGTGCTTTGTCTATGAAGCCCTTCCGAGGGAGTGAAAGACAGCGTGAATTCCGCGATCGGCCCGGAAATCGGCCGCCCGTGAGCGCAGCGAGCGATGAAAAGGGTAATGGCAGCGATAAAGCACGGAATGCCTACGCATCTGCCTTCTTATCCAGTACTGCCAAGGGACCGATGGGCGTATTGCGGGAAGCATCCGCAGCTCAGGGCGTGATTCGTACCAATGACGGTGGTATCTCCATCAAAGATGGGGACGGATACCGCACATACACCGGAGATAAGTCTGCTCGGGAAGTTGCATTCGATCTCGGTGGCGGTCAAAAGGGATATGACCTTCACGCTGGTGACTTCACGTCGATCGGTGTGCCTGATCAGCCAGAGATCAAGCCAGATGACGAGCAGACCCCAGCAACACCGTGGTCAGGTATGACAATGGACGAAAAGAAGGGTGCAGTCACTGCATATGCTCAGGATTTCGCTAATACCTTCAAAGACAGCCTGAAGAATAAGAATAAGTAACGGAATTGCCTACAATAAGTGTAGGTTTCCGTTAAATATGCGAAGTGGCATCTCTAGAGAACGTACAAGGCTCCAATAACAGTCAAGATGTCAATCTTGCGGGTATGAGTCCAAGTAATGACCCTATTCAGGTCGGTGCTGATGCACTTGCCCGTGGTCGAGCTGCTGGATTCAGTGATGATGAGACTTTAGGCGTACTTTCACGCCGTCGGCGGCATCAACGCCCCGTTCGAATGGATAATCGGGAGATTGCACAGGCAAGACAGCGTTATGCAACTGTTGACGGGATGTCAGCCGAACCTGGACGTGAATCTGGGGGTGGACCGGCTTTTGGTGGCCGTTCTGTGCCTAATTCACAGGTTCAGTTCAATTTGGACGGCGGTGAACGTGATCAATCGGCCCAAGACGCATATTACGGTCGTGATGAGAACGAATTCAGCAGATATAACCGAGATAGTGGCCAATTCGAGGATGTTTACATCCGTGATGGCCTAACAACCCCCGATGACCTTCGGGATGAAGCCATTTTGCGTGCTTATGGCATTCGTAAGCGTAAAACGGGTGAAGAAGAGGTAAAAGATCGCCGTGGTCGGGTTGTGACCAACCAACAGGGCGAAGTCATCTTCAGAAACACTTACGACTTCGAAAATACGTCTGAAACGACTGCTGGACAAGGTTGGGGCAGTGGAGCAGGTCGTGCAGCTGCAGATGCCGTTGCTCGATTGGATGGAACCACTACTGGCTCCCAATTCACCGAATCAGAGGTGATGGAACGTCTCCGCAGGATGTACGGCGACAATATCCCCGCGCCCGTAGCAGCGAAGCTGCGAGAGAACCTTCGTAGGACTGCTGATCCCCAACAGGCCAAAGCAGTTGAGGGATTCTTTGGTCGTAGGGCTGTACAACGCTCTGCTGCCAATTTCAGCCCCGCCGCAAGGGCAATTAACGATGCTCGCGCTGCACGTGATGCATCAGCGGCAATTGTCAGTGGTCAAGCTGGTGTGGACGGTGTTGAGTACCTGCCCGGTTCACTGACCAAGGCTTATCAGGATCCTGAGGGTGGAATCACTATTCCGACCCAAATGGCGGAGCCCGAGGGAATTTTCGCCGCCCGGCCGCAGGCCGTTCAACTGTCGGGAGATGCTATTGAGATAGCGCGTGCTCTTGGCCAGGATGTCTCGGGTTACGTCGATATTGCAACTGGAGAAGGTGTTGAGGGTGTTACCCCTGCTCGTTTGCAGACCAACCTCCCCAATAACAGTCAGGCACTGAATGCACCGGTAACTACAGCTGCTAGCTGGGTTGCTAAGAACATTTCCGAAGGAAAGACAGGTGATGTGCTTCGTGACACCAATATGAGCCAAGTCACTGCTGATTTCTCTCGTAGGGTTGAAGCTGCAGCTCCTGGCTACAGATCCCGTCCTGTAAGGACGGTCGAGGATTTTGCGACACAGGTACAGCGCGTTATCGACGCAAGAGCCGCATCTGGCGGTAATTTCTACGAACCAGCGTTCGATGACCAAGGTCAACCCATCCGACTGCGCTCTGGTCGTCAAAAGCAGAACAAAGTCGCTGAACCCGGTATTCCCGACGTACTCCGCCTTCTACGGATGACCTCTGGCGAACAAGGTCAGTTGGCAAACGCTTTGTACTCAATGGCAATCGCTGGCAACGAAGGACGCCCTGTTAAGTCCTTTAGCCCCGGCGTGAACGTCACTATGGGTTCAATGTTCGGTGAGAAGACCGATATCGGTGTAGCCGGACGGGATACCCAGCGTGCAGCCTTTGCACGTGGTCGTAGTTCAGTATTCGACCCCGAAGAGGGTGAAGTGGATATCAGTGATGCACAGAAGCCACAGATCGGTGCAGTTCGTGAGCGTGATGAGTTTGGTGGTGTGACTCGTGAAGAGCCCCCTCTCAAGCGTGCAGTGATGAAAGGTCGTTCGCCTGATGAGGCTGTAGCTACCTACATCTCTCAGCGTAAGAAGAACAAGCAACCAGTGGATCAGGCATACGCCGAGAAGATCCGTAGTGAGAACGCAAGTCTCCGTGCCGACCAAGCGCGACTGGAAGAAGACCGTGCAGTCGCCCGTGCCACCGAAGGCGGAAAGCGTTGGGATGCCCCACGTGCTGAAGCTGAGTTCGAACAGCAAGAGGCTTACAGGAGTGAGCGTCGTGCAGAGATGAACGAGAAGGCTCAGCTGGTAGAGCTGATGAAGCGTGGCGCTACTCAGTCTGCTGGTTTCGACCTTGGTACCAACATCGGTGGTAGACCCCGTGTAATCGAAGCTGCCCCTGCTGGAAGGCGTCTGGAATTGCCCGCCGCGTTCAGCGGCGCGTCTTCCGCACCTCAGCCTCAGTTCCAAGCTCGTAACACTGGAGTGGGTGGTAACGGCGTAAGGCCTCCTAAGCCACAAACCGAATACGCACAGCCTGGTGGTCAGCTGGCTGAAGCGTTTACCAACGAACGTCAGCGTCGAGCTGAGTCTTCAAGCAACGAACGTCGTAAGTCGTTCCGCGAACGGCTGGGTGGACGTAACGCTCGTATCGGCGGATATAGCGCACTAGGTGCAGGCGGTATTGCCGCACTTGCCGCAGCACTTAACGGAGGGGAGCAAAACTGATGAATTTTCAATACTCACCACAGACGATCGCACAAGGTCGTGACAACCAACAACGAGCAAACGATCAGCCCAACACGTTTGGTACCGCTAACTCTGCAGATGACTATCAGCAGACATCTTTCTTAGATAAGCCAAAGCAAAGAATGGCTGGTCGTATTGGTCAACGAGCCCTTGATTATATGCAAGATCCAACCGAACGAGCTCGTACAGATAAATGGATGAAGTACTTTGGTATGTCTAATGAAGGAGCAATCTTCAATCAAGCTAAAATGAATGGAGGCGTGATCCCAATGGATAAACCAAATGGCACAAGCAAGAATGGCGGGGAAAGCTCTGGAGGCACTTAAGTGGCTGTTCAAGGGTGACGACGCTGGACAAATTGCTCTAAGGGTTGTCCCTGACGTAGGTTTTGGGGTATTAGAAGGTGCACTAACACCTGGAGATCTTGGAGATAAAATTATTGCAGGTTCATCTACAGCGGTCGGAAGTCTTGCGGGTGGTATTGGCTTGGGCAAACTGGGCGGTAACAATATGGTTGCTCGTCAGCTGCTTGATATTGGCGGTTCAGTTGGTGGTGACTTTGCTGGACGTTATGTAGGCGAAGGCATCCAACGTGGTAAAGATAAGATGAGTGGTGGTAAAGGTCAGACTGCATATGAGCGACTGAGTGAAGCACAGTTTGAAGAGCTCAAGGCTGAAGCCTCACGTCAGGCATTAGCTGAACTGGGCTTACTGCCTCAGGGCTATCAAAGTGCATTGACTGATATGTACACAGGTATGGGGGTTAGCTGATGGCAACAGTAGATAGACAGAACCGCATCCAACGTATTCTTTCTGCCATCAACCCTCTGAATCAAGAGAACCGTGAGCAGTTTGTAGAAGGGTTCAAGAAAGACTATTCACTAGGTAGGGAAGATACGCAGCAAGCGTTCTACCGTAAACGTGACTTACAGAAAAAACAGAAAGAAGCTCCACGTGCTGAGAGTATGTTCTCTACGCACCCTGGATTCACACGACTGCGTGAAGCCCTCGGCTTTATTTCTGATGAGCACCGTCAAGCTCTAAAAGAACGTGATATGCACTTAGAGACTGACGCTCCACTTGCTAAGCAGGTAGGTCAGTTTGGTGGCACGCTTGCCGCTGACATTACTCAAGACGCTACCCGTAGTATTCACTGGTTGATGAATGCACCACAGGCAGCAGGGGATGTGCTGAATGAAGTTGTTCTCTCTAAGGTTGCACCTGAGCTGTGGGACCAGAGTGATGTACTGCGGGACGTTACTGTCAAGGTTAAAGGCGGTAAACAGACATCAAAACGGAAGATCTACAAAGGTGTAGAGCGTGACGTGGATTATGCCTACGACAACGGCTTTATGAACTCCGAGACCGGAGAACCTAAGCGTGGATATAAGTGGGCTAAAGATGCTCAAGGTGATGAAGTCCTACAGCAACGGAACTACTCACCTGGAATGATTGCTGCATTGTCCATCCCAACGGGCATTGCAATCAATAATGGGTTGGGTCTACTGACACCGTTTGGTGGTGCAGAAGGTTTTAAAGCTACTAACCCCAGTCCTGAAGATCCGACAAAGACGAATAACGTTGTTGCGGAAGTAGCTCAGAAGTACATCCTGGGACGTACTGGTGGACTGCTGCCATACAGCGAATTTAAGCAAGTTCGCCCTGACGTATCTCTTGCAGAGTACAAAGCATATCAAGCTGACAAGTTTGATAACAGCGAAGACTACAACCTCCTAGATGGTGACTTCTCTGTCCTTGGTGGATTCGTGAAAGGAAACACTGAAGGCATTATGGGACCTGAGGTCTCTATGTTTGGACGTTCAATGCCACTGACTACAGGTCTCATTCCTGCTGCATTTGCTGTTGCTGGTACTGCAGCTGGTGCACGTTATGGTCACAGACATCGTGGTGGTAAAGGTGCACAGACTGGCCTGATGGGTGGACTTGCTGGTGTTGCAGCTGGCACAGTCACTGGTTCTATAATTGAGAATGAAAGACGCCGTCGGAACGGTATAGAAAACGGGGAGCTACCTTTACAATGAGATTTGCAGGAGAACTCCTTACACAGAGTGGACCAGACTTTGGCGGTATGAGTAGGAATATGCTCGAATACCGTGGCAAAGAGAAAGCCCTTACGCATCAGGCTGAATCGCAAACGCATCAGTATGGGTTGAAGTCTATTGCTGACATCCGTGCTGCTGAAGCTAAAGCAGAAGCAATGATTGCTGAAGGTCAGGCTGCTGGTCAATCTGCAATGTTTGGTGGACTTATGGACGGCATTAGTGGAATTGCTGGAGCTGCAGTACAGAAGTGGGGCGGGAATATGTTTGGTGGTACTCCTGCTGTAGATCGTCGTAGTCCGGGTATGGGTATTCCTGGAAGCGTTGGCACTAACGGTAAACCTATGTATGGACCAGCTTGGTAACATATAAAGAGGCTTATAAGTTGGTAGATGAATTTCTCAAAATCTAGGCAGCTATTTAATTACAGCGGTGCTAACAACCTGCCATCACAGATGAACCTTGGTCACGGCAATGCTGCTGGGCTGGGTGGATTCACTGGGATGTATGGGGCAAATATGAAGAGCGCTCCTGACTACGGTCAGCTGGGTGCAACCAACGTTGCTGCACGTTCAAACGAACGAGCTGCTGTCACCAAGGCAGAAGCTGATGTGCACGCAATGGGTCTTCAGAGCGTGGCGGCTGTCCGAGCTGCAGAGATCCAAGCAGAAGCTGCTAAGGAAGCTGCACAGGCACAAGCACAGGGCTCAATGATGGGTTCAGCTTTTGGCGCTATTGGTTCTATTGGTGGAGCGCTAATCGGTCTTTCCGATGCAACCACTAAAGAGAACGTTACTGCTATTGATGACGGTTTGTCCTTGATCAAGCGTCTGCAGCCTAAGACCTACAACTACAAGCCTGAGTGGCAGGGCTACTCAAACCGTAAGCACAGCGGATTCATTGCACAGGAATACCAGAAGGTCATCCCCGAAGGTACTTACAATGATGAAGAGAGCGGAAAGCTCTGTGTTGATTTGGCTGAAGTCATTGCTCCTCTGGTGAGTGCTGTTCAGCAACTCGAAGCTCGTATTTCTGAACTGGAGAAACAATGAGTATTGGACATTCTGTAGATGGCGCTCAAGCAGCTTGGGACACAGCCAAAAGATTGAATCTGGATGACCTGCTCCGTTTCTTGAGCGGTAAAGATTTTGCTATCAATCAACAAGCTCGAATGATGGCAGGTGGTGCTGAAGCCACAAAGCTTGGACGCTTTGCAGGTGGAGCCACTGCTCGCAACATCCTCCGTCTGGTGCCTGGACTGACTACTGGTCTAGTTGCACTCGACGCAGCTGACATCGTTACTAACGACACCAACATCGGCAACAAGCTGATGGATACCGCAGCTATGGGCATCGGTGGTGTACTCGGGGCCGCTGGTGGACCTATTGGCGCTATGGCTGGTGCTTCCACTGGCAAGTTCGTCAGTGATGGCGTCCAATGGCTCTTCGGAGACAAGCTCACACCAGAGCAAAGAAAACTTCAACAACAACTGGCTCTTCTGGGAGGTAACAACTGATGGCTCAAGATCAAGATAAGGATAAGCCAACAATCACGTCACGTACTCCTGGACTAAACCTGAACAGCGGGATCTACGAGCGTGGGAAAGAGATGTATCTCACTCCCAACCCTTCAAGACCTAGGGATGCTGGTCGAGGTAAGACAAATCTCGAAACCGCAATGTCGGTTCTGTCTACCATTGGTAATCCAACAAACTGGTTCAACCCAGTTGAATTGACACGTGGTATCGTTGCACCGATCTTGTCTAACGAGAACATTCGGTCAAGCAAGATCAATGAGATGGCTAGTAATGCAGCCTTCCTTCAGGGATACCAGCCGGACAGTAATACCTACAGAGGTTTGGATTGGGTCACTCGTACTCTCTACAACATTAAGCCTGACGACATCACCGGTCAGCGTATCTTCAACCGTGGGGAAGACCTAAAGAATAGCCCTGGTGTGCAAGTGCTGAGGGATGAGTTCCCTGAGAAGAGCACTGCAGAACTACTACCTCAAGGTGCACTTACCTCTACAGGAAGAATCAATCGACAGGTCGGTGAAGTTGCCACAAGGAATGATCTCCTTAGTGAACTCAATAGCTCGACAATGGGTCCTGGGCTTTTAGCAGAAGCTCGGGCCGAAAACCCTGGTCGTCGCCTTACCAACGATGAGCTGCGTCGGCTGCGGTCAACTGCTCAAACTACTGACCCTGTGTACATTGAACAGCGTCAAGCTGCAAGCGATCAGAGCGACTTGGTTGCATCCAACATTGAAACCAACGAGTCCACGGCTCGTGTGAATGAAGGCACTCTTGCCCTCTCCCAGATGCAAGAGCGTAATAGCAACCGGCTGCGTAATGCTGAGATTGATCTTGCTAACAGCAAACTTGATTACGAATGGCGTAATGCAAATGCAAACCGTGACTACGAGTGGCGTGCAGCTGAAGCTGACCGTGACCTAAAAAAGACACTGTCAATGCTGGGTCTAGAAGATAAGGCTGATGCACGACGTGAGCGTTCCGAAGAGCGTGAAGCTCAGAACCGTCAACTGTTCATCCTGCAGCTGATGAAAGGCTTAGGCAGCCTTGGTCAATCTATTGCCTACTGAAACGTATTTGAGCTGATCCAGTTGTTCTGGAAAGCAATACCTCCATCTGGATCTGCCGGTCTTTCCCACCTGCGGGTCCAGAATGCTGCTGCCTCACCTTCGTTCTGGAAGTTGGTGCTTAGGTACTGCTGACCAGGCTCACCTTGCTCCTCCAGTGCATACCTGATCTGACCTTGCCAGTTGGTCTGCCAGTCGGGAACTGCTGCCTGCATCCGGCTAAGGCGTCCCTTGTGCCATTGGAACAGTCCGTTAGACGTACCGTTGTCACCCCAGACATTTGTTTGGAAGTTGCTCTCACGTCGGATGTTGGCGAGTAGACCAACCGAGTGAGTGTGTGACAAGCCAAGGTCTTGGGTCATAAAGGAGTACATCTTCTGAGCACTCACTGGTGCTGAAGCGACCTCTGATCCACTACCTGTAGTAGCTCCTCCACCGGAACCACTAGATGTAGTACCACCATTGGGATCCTCAAAATCGATATTGGGCATAGTGGGCGGCTTCTCAATCTCAGGAGGCTTAGGAGTAGGACGGCTCAGAGCTTCCTCGGTAAGACGCATACGTTCTTCAAGGCGCTTCTCCCACTTCTCCTCACGGGTCTTCGCTTCGTCGTTGAACTTCTTCATCACGAAGCCACCAGCAATCGTGCCTGCTGCACCGACAATTCCAGCAAACCGTTTGGCAGGACGTTTGATATCTGCCACTTCTTTATCAGAATCTGCTTTGATCTGATACAGCTTCTTTGTACCCATTGCATCGAGACCAACTTTGTTGATCCGAGCTTCTGCTTCGATAGCAGCACGACGTTCTCTAGAACGACCTTTGATAGCTTCTTCTGCAATCTTCCCGTAGTCAGGAGAAGATTCCATATTGATGTTGTTTAATGACTGGTTCTGTTTATTGATCTGCTGACCTACAGAACCATAGTTACCACCACTTAGCGTAGCCATTAATTTATCTCGCTTTTTCCTATATTGTAAATGGATACAATAGAAAGAGTTTCGAGCTGTATAAAGATGGCGAGTGGAGTACCTAGGGGTTTAGATCCAGTAGGCGTACGTATTGCTCTAGAAGGCGGTAAGCACTGGGGCGCATCCGACCAAGCACGTTATGACGCTTGGGCACGTTCACGTGGCAAGAGTAGCCCTAGCCCGAGTAGCCGTGGAGGAAACCCCTGGCCTTCAAATCTAGATCCGAACTTGGCTCGTCAAGCACTTCAGGGTGGAAGCTCTTGGGGACCTAATGACCAAGCACGATATAACGCACTTGTAAGGCAGAGGCAGCAGGGCAATAGCCGTCCTGCACCTAGTCCTTCACCACGTCCTGCACCACGTCCTGCGCCCTCAGGTGGTGGTGGATCGTATGGAACCAGAGCAAGCAATATTCCTAAAGGTCTAGATCCCAACCTTGTACGTCAAGCACTAGGCGGAGGTTCTAGTTGGGGTCCTAATGATCAGGCACGATATAACGCACTTGTAAGACAGAAGCAGCAAGGCAACCGTGGTCCTTCTCCTAGTCCTTCACCATCAGGTGGTGGCGGTGGCGACTATGGAACTAGAGCAAGGAACATTCCTTCTGGACTGAACCCAACGCTTGTACGTCAGGCACTGGGAGGTGGATCCTCCTGGGGACCTAATGATCAAAAGCGTTATGACGCACTGGCAAGGCAAGCTGCTCAAAACAATCGTGGACCATCTCCTGCACCATCAGGTGGTGGTGGTGGTGGAGGGAACCCTTGGCCTGCAGGTCTAAACCCTGATTTGGCACGGCAAGCACTTGAAGGCGGTAAGCACTGGGGAGAGAGTGATCAGAAGCGTTACGACGCACTGGTCAAACAGCAAGGTGGAGGCACCTTTGCCTCTACAGAAGGTAAGCCGTTTACCGGTGGCGGTTCATCCTCCAGTAGCCAAGGCAACCTGCTGAGTCAGTCCACGATGGACGAGGTGAGCGCAGGCATTGGAACGATGTTCCAAGGTCAGTCTTGGGGCAACAGCCTGATGCAGGACTTGTTCACCAACGGTGGTACTGAAGACGACGATGGTCGTCGTGCAATGCGTGATGCATTCCAGTTTGACGTTGCCAGTAAGTTCTTTAATACCCAGTTGGGTATGGCTCAGTCAGAGTTCAACCTGGCTCAGAACAAAGAAGGTATGTCCTTCGCCAACAACCTTGACCGCCAGACTGGTCAGGAAGCCAGGTCTCATATTCATAGCTTGAATATGATGCAGATGGATAAGCAGTACCAACTAAATAACCAGTTTGCCCAGCACGATTACAACCGTGGTATTGGAATGCTGGCTGCACAAGGGGAACAGCTGCGTAAGAACTATGCAGCCGAGGGTGAGCAGAACCGTTTGAACACCATCACCACTGGTGAGCAGATGCGTCAGAATATGGCTGCGCAAGGCGACCAAGATCGTCGAACCACTGTCATCCAAGGGGAACAGCAGCGTCAGAACTACGCAGCTCAAGGTGTTGAGCAACGTAAGAACATTGCTGCAACGGGTGTCGAGAACAGGCTGCAAGCTGCCACTGAGGGCGAACAGCAACGCCTAAACATCGGTAAGACCGCATATGAAGAGCGGTCAACGATGACGCACTCCGATGACCTGATGGCACGTCGTGAGAAGCGTCAGAACGCAAGAGCTCGTGCAAATGTGAGGGACTTCTGATGACTACAGCTACTGAGACCGGCAAGCTTTATCTCTCTGTCGTGGACCAGTGGCTGGATAGCATTCCAGCCTCCGAGAGTGAAGTGTTCAAAGAATTTGCTGAGGTCACTCCCTCAGTAATAGAAATTTGGGTATATGCCGGGATTATGAATTACCCCGGTACATTCAACGACTTAGCACGTTGGGTGAAGATGAAGTACAAAAAGCTGGACAGCCGTGGAATCCTTAACAGTGAAATTAGTGCCCTTCACAGTGACGTACAAGAGCTCCGAATGGCAATTACAAGTGGAGAAATCAAAGGATCTGACGGTGCTGCCAGGTTGGCGTCCTTGGAAAAAGAGCTTCGTAGTCATATTGAAACATCCGAGCGGCTCAACAAAACTGTTGATAAACGCGGGCTCACTCTCGCTGGAGCAGACCGAGTTATGCGTGAACTCACAGCCATCTTTAAAGATGACCCGCAGTTTGCTGAACCCATCGAGAATGCAATGAATGCTGTGTGGGCAAAGATCTATAGCGAGATGAACTAATGGCTGGCGGATGGGGCTATCCAGTAAGTGGACCTATGGAGATTCCTCAGGAACCTCCATACCGATATATGGCGGAGGATCTGCCTGAGGTACAGGATCCAAAAGATCTACCGATGCCTGAAGCACCCAACGTTGACACCAATCGTCTGCGTCAGATCAACAAAGCTCTGCCTCCTAGACCCGGTGGCACTGTGGTGATGAAGGGTCGTATGGAAGAGGCAGCTGCTGATGCCTTTGCTATGGGTCAAGCATTTGCTATCACCAAGGCGTACAACAAAGCGTACGCAAAACGGGCAAAAGCAAAAGACAGAGCAATTACAAGAGCTATGCAACATCGCCCTGGTCAAGCTGTTGATAGTGGTAGAAAGAGGAGCAACAGTAATAAATCAATGGAGAAATATGCAGGGTTCCAATCTGCTCAAGCATTTGGTTATCATCCGTATGCATCTATGTACTAGTTAGTATGGGGTTAAAGAGTACCCCATATGGCTAATACAAGTATTGCAGCTGCATATAGACGAAGCGCTTTGATGACGGCTACGAAAGTAACCACCAAAGCACCTAGTCCAGAGGTATTACGAGCAAGAGATGACTTCCACGACTTCTGTGTCTTTATGGGCAAAGCGCCTGCAAAGCATATGTTGGAGTGGCACAACGAACTATGTACAGGAGAAGATAGCGAATGTCTATTAGGAATCGGCGGACCAAACACATCGATCCTCGCGCCACGCGGATCTGCGAAGAGCACTGTCCTTGGTTTGTTCGCTGCCTGGATGATCGGTCGGCATACTGCTGCTGGGAAAATGCTGCGCATTCTGTACATCGCTTATATGGTGGACATTAGCCGTGCAAAGTCAGCAACTATCAAAGGGATACTTACAAGTAACAAATATCGAGAAGTCTTTCCTATGGTTCGACTTTCGAAAATCAAAAGAAGTGACGAGTACTGGTCAATTGACTACGATTTCGCTGGAATTGATACTGCGGGAGAAGAAGCTTTCACTATTGCGTGTGGTGGTCTCAAAGGCGCAATCACCTCTAAGCGCTCTCAACTCGTACTTATTGATGACCCTATCAAGTCAGCCGCTTCGATTAACAACCCGGATATTAGGCGAGAGATGGAACAAACGTGGTCTAACGTTATCGCACCTACGATGTTCCAAGGAGCAAGGGCGATCTGTCTTGGGACCCGCTTTCACTTTGACGATGTACACGCCACGTTATTTGTACCAAAAAATAATTGGAAACAGATTGTCCAGCAAGCAGTCATAACTGACAACGACGGTAAGCAGCGTTCCTACTGGCCTGAGTTCTGGTCAATGAAATACCTGAACGAACGCAAGATGGAGGACCGCATTGCGTTTGCGTACCAGTATCTGAATACAGCAGTGAAGTCCACAGACGTGGGCATCTCACCTGAGCTCATCATCAAAGGTCCAGTGCCTGATGACTATGACTGTATCGGTGTAGGTATGGACTTGTCTGCTGGTCTACGTGAGAAGAATGACTGGACTGTGATGACACTTGGTGGCATCAAAGACGATAAGGTTTATCTCATCGACCAGAGAAGACACCGCACAATGGGTAACATCGAGAAGATGGATCTCCTGTGCGAGATGTTGTCAGATTGGAATATCCTTGTGGAGAACGACGATGGTCAGTACTTCCCAACATATTCGACTTGCATTATATGGCCGGAGGCTGTCGCTTATCAGAACTCTTTTGAAGGGGACTTTAAACGAATTATGCTGGAAGAACGAGCGCTATATAATCTCTCGGTTAGCCCAGTCAAAGGATTTAAAGGAGACAAACTAGCAAGACTGCGTGGCGTACTTGGTCTGTATGAGCACGGGAAGATTATTTGGAATAAGTGGAGAAAGTGGGATCAACTAGAAGAGGAGCTGCTTAATTTTGGCCAAACAGCTCACGACGACACGGTTGATGCAATGGTGTTAACTATCGGTGGATTGTTGAGAAGAGGAAAACTTCAAATGGAATATAATGAAAACAGTTTTGTTATGTAAATAACTAATGTCTAAGACACGTATGGCGGGTGAAGCTCTTTCTCAGGAAGAGCGTAATAAGCGAGCTCGGGATCGCATTGCTGAAAACGATGACCTCCGTGCTGCGCGTCTTGGTGGTATTCAATATATAGACGGTCTCAAAAGCATCGAAGGCCTAGATGAAAAGGCAGTTGCTCGTGCTTATCAAGGCGATAGCTGGGGAAATGATGACCTGCGTCGTTACAACGACATTATGGGCATCAGTAATGGTGGTGGTGACGGCGGTGAGACTCCGAGCCCGACACCGTCTGAACCTCAGGTGCCTCCTACCGTTGAGCCTCCCGCAGCTCACGTTGATCCTCCGGTAACCAGCCCAACCAATCCCCCTGCAAACGACATCGTTACTAGCCCAGGTCTGTATAGCGGATTCAGTTCAGTTGGATCCCAGCAGAACTTCACCCAAAACAATCCTGTTGACATCAACGGTGATAACAACAGCGTAGATATGTCTGTTACTCACTATGGTGACAAGATCCGCAACTTTAACTATCAAGGTGGTGGAGGTCGTAGCTTCCTCGATGCATTTATGACAAGCAAAGGCTTGAAGTAAATGAAATATAATAAAGAGAGTTTTTGAGCTGAAGATAGCTAATGACTAAGTTCGCAGGTAGCCAAGAGTTTGTCAGTAACATCACTGATGCTCAACGTAAGCGTTATACCGACCACTTTAATGAAGTAGCTAAAGCTGGTTTCCAAGGCCGAGGAGCTGCGGATGCTAGTCAGCTGATCGCCAACTACGAGCGAGCAACTAAAGGTTTGGATGCTGATAAAGCTTTTGAAGCATTAGAAGGCGGACGTGACTTTAGTACAGAGAGCGATATGGTTCGCTATCAAACACTGATGAACGGTGGTGGTCAGGCTGGACCTCAGACTTCAAACACTGGTAACACTCCTGCACCTTCACCGTCACCGTCACCGTCACAGACGACTAATACTACTAATACAAATACCTCTGGCTTCAGCAGCAAAGGCAGTGAGCAGAACTTCAGCCAGAACAACCCTGTTGATATTGACGGCGACAACAACTTTGTAGATATGTCTGTCGCTCACTACGGTGACAGCATTCGTAACTTTAACTATCAAAGCAATGGTGGCGGTGGTGATGCCAACTATGACACCCCCGCATCGATGGCAACTCTTGCTGGTTACTACTCACCTGACGACGGCGCTGGAGAGACTGCCAAGTTCTTGGATAAGTACATCCGTGCGAACAACCTGTCTACCCGATCGCTGAACGCTGAGCACAACGCAGCAACTAACAAGGACTACAAGGCTCAAACTGATGCTGTGCAACAGTTCAACCCGCTCGCAATGCAAGAGCGCATTGACCGTTCTCCTTTGATTAACCGTAGTCGCTCTACCGTTGACTTCGCCAATCTGTTCGGTGATGTTCACAGCGGTCAGTGGGCTACTAAGTGGACTCCCACTACTGCACCTGCCAAGATTGAAAGCAACGTTGAAGACATCGCGGATAAGTATAAGGACGATCTAGACTGATAGACTAGTAGAAAAGTAGTAATAACAAATGGATAACAGTGCTGTAAAGACTCAATTTACACAGATCCTCACTGCCGCAAAAGAGCGTCGTGGGGATCTTGCAGTAGACACAATGATCGTGTCCAGCCATTTGGCACAGATGCGGACATTTATGCTGCGACGTGGCATTGAGTTCTTTGCAGAGCAGGATAGCTTCGGCACACGTAAAGAGTTTGTTGCTCGCGTTTGCGAAGACAATATGCTCGAAATGAAGATGGAGTCAATCGTTGACTACTTCTTGTGTGACGGCAAAGGTCTGTTCTACTTCCGACCTAACAAAGAATCGTATCAGATTCTGTTCTTCCCACAAGATAGTTACCGTGCTTATCGTGATCAGTCAGGCGAGCTTGAAAGCGTTGTTCTCGTCTATTCTTTCAATGTTCGTGCTAGTAATCCTATTGACAACTATGCACCGTTAGATTCGCAAGGCGGTAAGAAGAAGTGGATCCAGCTCAAGGTATACAAAGACCGTATTGAGCAAACTGTGTCTGACGAACGCATCGAGTTCGATAACGATATGGGCACGAAGCCCTTCCAGATGCCAGGTCAAACCGAGACACTGACAAACAGCCTCGGGTACATCCCTGCGGTCGAGGTGTTTAACCATATGGACTGCACCGGAGAAGCCACAGGCAACGGTGAGTTCGATTGGTTGGCACACCAGATTCTGTACCACGATGAGTTGGTGCGGAACATCCGGAAGAATATGAAATTCTTCGGCAACCCCACACTGGTCTCAAGTCGCCCCAAACACGACATTCTCGACAGTGGTGAGGAGAATACATTCCGCCCAACGATTAGTAGTCAGGCTGGCTTTGCAGCACTCGGCTCTAGACCCAGCACACGGGTGTCGCAGCCGTTTGGCACAGGTTCATTAGATGGATCAATCAAGGTGCCTCGGGTTATTGCAAACCTGGAGCCAACTGATCGTGTCCAATATATGACGCCTGACTCAGTGTCAGGTGACCAGAACCTCTATGTCAAACAATATCGTTCAGAGATTCGTCTGGCTCTTGGTGGTGTTGACGATATTGAAATCAACACTGCTTCGACCGCTTACGAAATCAAATCTCTGTATGGCCGTGTTGCTGCCACAGCAGAGAAGAAAGCACGAGCACTCTTCACCTACGGACTCTGTAAGCTCTTCGGAATGATGATCTATACAGAGGAACAGAACTTTAGGGAAAGCTTTGTTATCGCTGAAGGTATCAAGGAACCTCAGTTCCCTCTGCCCGAAGAGTATGAAGATCCAGAAGAGTATGAAGTTGCTATAGGCAAATATGAGAAAGCCTATATGACTTTCGTCAAAAAACGAGATACAGCTATCCGTGATAAACTTGATAAAGGTGAAATGCCTGAAGGCGTCACGGGTCTTGTACCTGACGGCTCAACGAAAGTTAGCTGGCGTTGGATGGGCGAAGTCTTTGAAGACAGTACTGACGACATTTTGAACAATTCAATCGTCGTTCGTAACCTTCAAGAGCTTGGTGTTGATTCTATTGAAGCACTCAAGTACCTCTTCCCTGGAAAAACCGATGAAGAGAGAGCAGCAATGCTTTCCGGTTATCCATTCCGAATGGTCCAGCAAACACAACAAAGTATTAACAGTTTTATCGGATTGCTTGGTCAGTTGTATCAACTACCGCATCCACAGATGCCAGATATGCCTCTTGCATCTGACCCGAATCTTGATCTCACAGGATTCTTATAT